GGAACTGGTCGGTGTAGGTGCCGGCAGCGACATCGATGGTGTCGCCTGGTGCGGCAGCGTTGATCGCGGCCTGGATGGATTGCCCGAGGCTGACGTTAAGAATGGTCATGGCCTCTCCCTAATTCGGCTTTGAAGAACACGTCTCGACCATTTTCACCAACACACGCTCACGGGACTCGAGCTGGCTCTCCAGGTGCCAGAACAATCCCCCGAGTACCACCACGTTGACGATCGCCAGCGCCAGGAACTGGGCTGGGAGACCGCCAATGAGCTTACCCCCCAGCCCCAGGACGCTTTTGGTTTCTTCCTCGGTCACGCACGCCTAGGCCGCACCAGCCCAAGCCCGAGCAGCCCGACGCCCAGCAGCGCCATGGTTGTCGGCTCCGGTATCGCCGAGGCCGACACGTCGCCCGTGAACGAGGCATCGAACGCACCGATGGTGGTACCGTTGATGTGCAGCGCCGGTCCCAGGTTGACGAACGTCAGGTTGAACGAACTCGGTGGGATGAGTTGGTCCGCCGGGATGACGTTGGAGGTGAGTGCCAGGCTCTCGGGCGGGTTGCTGACCTGCACCGTCAGGCCCGGCCCGCCGTTGGCGCCGAACGCCGCATCGGTGAACGTGCCCGACAGGAAATTGCCGCCACAACCAGCCACTGAACTCACGCAGAAGCTGCCGCTGAAGTGCTGGATGACTTGGCCGGCGAACAGCACGGCGGCGTCGACCGAGGTAGCGGCGAGTTCAAAACTGGCGCCAGCGACGTTGAAGATGCCGCCACCCAACGTGACCAGCGTGCCGGCAGCAATGCTGATGTTGGTCGTGGTACCGTTGTCGGTCGCGGTGACGGTGTTGCTGCCGCTCTCCTGCGCCAGCGAGGTGATCAGCGTGGCATACGCCGGCACCGTGAAGAACATGGCCCCCGCCACGATGGCAGTCGCCGCAAGCAGTGCGTGTTTCATGACGTGAAGCCCCTGGTTTGTTGTGGGGGTGGACGTGGCTGTGACACCACGCCCATTCGGCACGAACGGAATTTACCGCCGCGGCTGCGGCTGGCCGCCAGGATCAGGCTGCTGGCTCGGCATACCAGGCCCCTGCGATGGCCCAGGCGGGGCGCCACCAGGAGCTATTGGGTGGCTCGCGTGCCCAGGCGGCCCGGAGGGCAGATCATGTCCTGGACTCAGCGACGGATCGACCACGGTATAGCCAACCACCCGCAAGCCACCGCCAGCACTCACGGCGACAATCGCAACGAGGAACTTCTGCGAGGGCAAATCGTGCCCCGGCATAGGCGGCGGCACAGCCGGGCCGCCTCCGACGACAGGCGGCGGACCACCTGGTGCAATCGGATGCGTCGGCACACCAGGCGACGGCCAGATCGAGCCGGGTGGCATTGGGTAATTGGGCGGGAGCGGCGTCGGTGGCCAGATGCCAACGGGTGGCGGCCAAATTCCAGGTGGGGGTGGCGGGAGTGTGTTGTCGATGAAGGGCGGCGCGCCACCCCAGATGCCCGGTGGTTGTCCGGGAAGCGAGTTGTCCGGGCCGCCAGGCACAACGATGATGCTGCCAGCCGGAACTGGGAATGCTGCCATGTCGTATATACTCCTGTGTGTGGGGTTACGGCACGCGCCGTGTAGCTACGCCTGTTGTGGCGTGTCGTCGTGCGATGGTTATGTGACGGCGGCCACGATGATGGTGATGAGCGCCAGCACCATGATCCCGAGCAGCGCGCCGTGGCTCATCGCCGCAGCCCAAACCAATAGATGCCGCCCTCGCGCACATAGAGGGCGTCCCAAAACCAGTGCAACCGCCATGGCGCGCTCACCAGATCCGCCCGCCGCCGAACAGAATGAGCAGCACCAGCAGAATCACGATCAGGCCCAGGCCGCCATACGCATTCGGGCCGTAGTAGCCGCCCCGGTAGCCGTAATATCCGCCCCCGAGGCCGCCCACGAGGATGAGCACCAGCAGGATGATGATGAGCAGGCTCATGGGCTATCGCCTTATGAGGCTATTTGTTGCTATTCTGTCGGGATGGAAATCTGGAAAACCGTGGTAGGAAACTGCGATTACGAGGTTAGCACGCTAGGTCGCGTGAAGCGCGTGACCACGGCTAAAGGCGCAACCGCCGGGCGAATACTCAAGCCAGGACTTGGGAGTCACGGCTATCTCGGTGTCAGCCTCGGCAGAAACAACCATCATCTGGTCCATCGGTTGATGGCAGCGGCGTTCTTGCCGCCAGGCCCTGGCAAAACCCACGTTAACCACATCAATGGCGACAAGACAGACAACCGCATTGAAAACCTGGAGTGGTCAAACAAAAGCCTCAACCAAATCCACGCAATGAAGCTCGGACTATATGCTGGGCCGCCTCTCAAGCGTGGGGTAGCCCAAGGCAACGCCAAACTGACCGATGATGATGTGCGTCTGATCCGGTTGAAAAGAGCCGCTGGCGCGCAGTATCAACATATTGCCTCAGAGTTCGGCGTATCCCAATCGCTCGCCTTCTATGTCTGCCATAAGGGCTGGAAACACGTCACTTAGGCTGCCCTGGTGGCGCAGGCTGCGGGATGGGCGTCCTAAGAAGTCGGTTCGTCGTGACCATCGTGTTGTGGGTGTCTGCCACCTCTCCGACAGCCTGAGTTCGCGTGTGCACCACTTTGGCCTCATCCATTGCTGCCTTGGCATGCTTGGCCCGGAGGTCGGCTAGGTCGTGTGCCGCTTTCATGTCGGGATGCATCTGCGGTTCCGGCGCGGCCATAGGCCCTGATGGTGCGTCAGGCGCCACCCATGACTGACCATAGGGCGGTGCAGTGAAATCGGCGTGCACGTCGTGGAGGTTGCGCGCCGCATTCACGGTACGCTCCTTGGCCAATGCAGCATCAGCCGCCGCTTTCGCTTGTTTGCCTTGGATGTCAGCTTGCGCATGCTGCGTGGCGAGTTGTCCCGCTTGCTGTTGGACCTGTTGCTGTTGTTGCTGATGCGCTTTCATCCGTTCCAATAGCTCGTCTTTATCTTTCAATCCCGAGGCAGCGATAAGGACATCCCCAGGGATCAATCCGGGTTGGATGCTGGCTATCTGGACGAGAGCCTGGAATTGCTCTTGTTGCAGACTCGGAATGTCTATACCCTCGTTGATCGAGATATCCACGTCGAGGTCGGTGATGTCATTCTCGATGCCGACGACCTGCTGCAGCCGTGGATCACCGGGCTGCAACTGCATACGCTGCATCAGCATGGCGCGCTGCTGCTCCGGCATGTCAGCCAGCTTGTCCATTAGCCGCACCGGACGGTTGATGCCGACCCATCTGGTTTCGTTGAGGTCGTCGGTCACGCGCACCCACTTGCCAGCGGTCCAATACTCGCGCGCCGCCATCCAACAACTCTCGTATATACGCCGTGACCAATAACGCAGCGAGTCCGCGAGTGGCTCATTCTGAGCCGCGCCGCCGGCCTGCTGGGCAAGGATGGCACGTCCGGACAGTTCGCGCGGGTCGGTGCCACTCATCGCCGCGTTCGGCCCCGAGAGTTGCATTTCGGCGGTGGCGTGCTGCAGCAGTTGGAACTGTCCGGCGGCCAAGTCCGTGGTCTGCTGGATCTCGAACTTGAGGCCGGGCATCACCTCCACGTAGCCATCGGGCTTGGCAACCTCGCGCCGTGCCTTGTCGACATCCGGCACCGCGCCCTGCTCGGCCACCACCTGATGGACGTTCAACAGGTGCATCGCCTTGGAGCGACGCTTGTTGATCTCGTCCTGCAGGCTGATGAGGCCGCGCACCATGCCGTAGCGCTGGTTTTCGCGGTTGATGTAGCTAGATTGCAGGATCAGGCCACAGGTGCTCTTGCCCTTGCGGTCCTTGAAGCGTGAGCGCTGCGGCGCGGCCAGCAGACCGTGCTTGGTATAGGTCGCCTGCCACCATGTGCCGCGCTCGTCCCAGTAGCACTGCACGACACGCACACGACGTCGGTTATTGTCGGTCCAGAACGCGGTTTCCGGCCTGTCGTTGTAGTAGAAGTCAACGCTGCTGAATGACGCCTCGATCACGTCGTCGCCGTCAGGATACAGCTCCTCGAGCTGATCGCGGTCCATCCAGATGACCAGGCCCTTGTAGCGCGCGTCACTGAAGTCAAGGGAGCGCGAGTGCGGGTCGTACCAGACGCGATCCCACGGCACGTGGGTTATGGTGATGTTGGCGCCGCCCTGGCCGTCGTCCTCAAGGCCAAGTTCAGCGCCACCGGCGCCCTCGACCAGCATGTTGTTGAACACCGCGCTGCGGGTTAGCGAGAACGTGTTGTCGTCGGCGATAAATCTCAAAGCCTGCGTCGCTGCGTCGGCGCGATCCTCCTCGGCTGGTGTGCGCGCGAACGCTTTCGGGTCGGTGCGGGCCTTGCGCTCCATGCCGCAGAGCAACTGGAGCTTGTCGGCGATTTTGTTGATCGTGATGATCGGCTGGCCGCGTTCGTTTAGAATCTTGCGCTCTTCTCTGGTGTATTGATCGTGGTCGACGTAATCGCGGTCACGTTGCGCTAGTGCGATTTCGTCCTGCCGCGCCATTTCGCTTTCCTCGAACCAGCGCACGAGGCGGTCGTGCATCTCATCGAGGTCGCGCGGATAGGCGTCAGCGTCGGCGCTGGCAGCGCGCGGCGCGTCGTCCTCCGGCTCGGTGGTGCGGTAGGCTGTGTCGCTCATTGCTGCTGCTGTTGCTGCGTTCCGGCGGCTGCGGCGCCTACGATCAGGTAGACGAGTTCACTCGTCGCGCCCCTGGTATCGTTGCAACCGCTGGAATGTTTCGCGGTCAGGCCCAGCTCCCGTTGTCCGATAGCCGGAGAGCGTCCTAGCTTCGGGATAGTGTTCCAACAACGCATCACGCAGTTGACGGATCGCCGCTGGGCCGATGGTATTTGCGCCTTTAGCCGATTGGATTTCCAAGATATGCAACTCTGCCATCTGGGGGTCCCATTCCGTATCGATGGTTCCAACGTCCTCGCCTGTGTGGTCCTTGATGGCAAACGAGTGGTTATTCGGCTGCATCCATTGTCGCGCTGAGTTGACTCGCTCCAGGCTTAGGTTCGGCTTTGGCACATCGCCCGGTGCCGTGGTGCCCATCATGACGCCCTCGGCGGTGGCCCTGGCGGCGTCCACCAGCCCCTTCTGCGTCGGCAGCCCAGTCTCCGGATCGAGCAGCCCCTGGCGCACGCTCTCGGCGCGCTGGTCCTGCAGCCACTGCCAGGCGTTCGCGCCCGTG